ACGTTAGTATATACAGACAAACACACAGATCAGGAAATATCACTGTTAACCACTTTACATATATACTGGTTTACATGTACATAGGGCCGATGTGGACCTATTATATGTGGAACATTGTCCCGTTTTAGTCACGATATGTGGGATAATATCCCTATTATTGACACACTGTACGATTAAGGGTTGACATGTTTTATAGAATGTGTAAAACTATATATGTTGGGTGTTGGGTAGGGTCACTTACAGTGATACACGTACAGTGATACAGTTAAATGTATATATACTTATCTATTAATTATATTTAACTATATAAACATATAAGTAAACACGTACAGTGAATACACTTAAATGTACTAATACGTAAGTGAAATCTGCCTTTAGGCGAGAAACTTGTAATTAAGTATTGACAATGGCAAAGAAATCAGTAAAACTATATACAGACAATGTTTTGGAAGAGTTCTATAAACATGTATTAGATGGTAACTTAGATAAGTTGCACATTCCTCATAGTGATGTATTTTATGTAAAGACTGCAGTGGATGCCCACTACGGTAAATCATTTACGTTAGAGCACGTAGAGTGGGCTATGCGTATGGAAGGTTGGACAGACGGACATGACGGTTGAATACAGAGGTGAGACATTCAGTGGGTACAACAAACCCAAGCGTACACCTAAACATCCTACCAAATCTCACGTAGTACTCGCTAAGGAAGGTACTACCATTAAGATGATACGCTTTGGTGAGCAAGGTGCAAGTACTGCAGGTAAGCCTAAAGCAGGTGAATCAGATAAGATGAAAAAGAAACGTGCAAGTTTTAAGGCACGTCATGCGAAGAACATTAAGCGTGGTAAGTTAAGTGCAGCTTACTGGGCAGATAAAGTAAAATGGTAAAGGATTACTAAAATGGGTGTATTGACAACCGCCGCAAAGGCATCTGCAAAAGCTAAGAAAGCTGCAGAAAAAGCTAAGAAAGCAGCAGAAAAAGCTAAGGCTGCAGAGAAAGCTAGGCTACAAAAAATTAAAGATGCCAAAAGCAAGGCTAAAAAAGCCGCAGCCTCTATTAATGATGCAGCAAATGAAGTTGCTGGTAGCCGTGAGCGTAGTGGCTTTACAGGCAATGCAGAAAAAGATATTGAGCAGGGTAAAGCTGGTAAGGTTCAGTCCGGTAAAAAGGCAGTCGTTTCTTTTATGGATCAAGAAACAAGTAATAAAAATCGTGTCAGCCGTAACAAACGTGTAGCCTCCCTTGAAACTAAAAAAGAAAAAGGTACTATTACCGCAGAGGAAAGAAAAGAACTTACCCGTTTAAATAAACAGTCTAGTGATCAAGATAAATCTCGTGCATCAAAAGCTGCAAGTACAGCTAGTTCTAACGTACGTAAAGGTAGGGGTGTTAGCCTAGCAGGAGAAGGTGGTAAAACTTACAAAGTTGGTGAGGTAAAAAAACAGCCTAGTGGTCAAATGATTGGTGACACTAAAAACGGAATTAACAGGGTTACAGGTGAAATGTACGGAAATCCTACACCCAATCAGGTAGCTATGGCAATACGTGATCTTGAGGCTCGTACTAATCTTAGCGCAGAAGCAAAGCGTAATTTAGCTAAACTTAAACGTATGAGTAAACAAGACAAGCAAGACGCAACTTTGCGTAGAATGGAAAGACGTATGAAAGATACAGGTACAGATAAATCTGGTAGACCCATGAAAAAAGGTGGCATGGCTAAACGTAAAAACTACAAAGATGGTGGGTACGCTAACTGTGGTGCATCTATGAAACCTACACAGGGTAAGAAATAATATGGCACCTAAATTTAAAACATGTAAGGGGTGTCCTACCCCTCTTAAATGTAAGGCAGTAGGAAAATGTCTTGGGAAGAAGAGGAAATGAACTTTTTAGATTATAAAGAATCCTTGGAAGAGCATGGCTATCTTGTAACGGAAGAAGGTGTAACTACACGTATGGGTGATGTGCTTGCAGCAAATGATCCCTACGGTTCGTATTGGTGTTCAGACGGTAAAGTACAAGAGCTTTTGTCTGAGCCACTAAAAGTACGAGCACGTACAGCCAAAGGTCATTTTGTAAAAGATGATCCAGCTACACCTGAAAATGAAGCATGGACTACTAAGGTAAATAAAAAAGTTAGCTCAAAAAAGAAAGCTGATTAATGTCTTTAGTCAATCAAGGTAAACCTTCACGTATGCGATCTGTGTACGGTCACAATAGTGGCACCGCTACAGAGGTTGTATATACGTGCCCTCCTAACTGTGTAGCTGAAGTTACCTTTATTCACATAGTTAATGGTGGTGGAAGTACAAACTCTGTAGATTTAGAGTGGTACGTAGCTGCCGATAACTACACATCACACTTCCTTTCAGGTAAGAGTTTAGGTTCAGGTGACTATATTACTTTTACTAACATTGACTTAATACTACAAGCAGGTGACAAAATACAAAACGTCCCTGTTTCCGCTGGGCATATCGACACTATCCTTACTGTAACGGAAACTTTTATCCCTGTCGGCTAATGCATAACGGGGTTGCATTATTGTCTGTAGTGTGGTATAACTAAATATGGTATAACTTCCTTATACTCTAAAAAAGAGTACGTTCATGAAACAAGGAGTTATAAACATGAAATGGTTAATCAATTGGTTTGAAGCAATCGCAGTAGCACAACAACGCCGTGCAGATTATTGGTTGCTTCGCAATATGTCCGACAAAGAGCTAAAAGATATAGGAATTTCTCGTGGCGAAATTACCCAAAAAGTCTTCAACGGTTAATGCGGCTGGTAATTATACTAAGCCTACTATGCGTAAGCGTCTTGTTGCCTCCGTTAAAGCTGGTGGCAAAGGTGGAAAGCCCGGACAGTGGAGCGCACGTAAGGCACAAATGGTTGCAAAGCAATATAAAGCAAAAGGTGGGGGCTATAAGTAATGGCCCTCTCCAAATCACAACGTAGTCTAAATAAATGGACAAAGCAAGATTGGAGAACCAAAAGTGGTAAACCTTCTACACAAGGTCCAAAAGCTACTGGAGAGCGTTATCTTCCAGCTAAAGCTATTAAAGCTATGTCTAGTGGAGAGTACGCAGCAAGTACGGCAAAGAAAAGAAAAGATACTCAAGCTGGTAAACAGTTTTCTAAGCAGCCTAAAGCTGCAGCTAAAACGTCTAAAAGATTTCGGAGGACGTAGTGGCTAAGACTGTACTAGATGATTGGAAAGTACTACCACGGTTAATGATGCTTGCGGTTACTGTACTGACGTATCAAGCGGTACATTGGTTTATGTCACTACCTGACCCCAGTGTAGCCCAGTCAGGGCTTGTATCGGTTTGTATGGGTGCTTTGACGGGTTGCTTTGGTATCTGGATGGGTAAAGAATCTAAAACAAGTGTAACCTCTACTGGAACTACATCAAAGGTAGAGTACGAGGTAGGTAGATGATAGGTCAAATCATAGGCGCAGTAGGTGGACTTGCTTCATCTTATCTTGACGGTAAGGTGGCAGTACAGAAAGCCAATGCAGAAATCCGTGTTAAGCAAGCTACTGGTGAGCTTGACTGGGATATTGCTGCAATGAACAGTACTCAGAATAGTTGGAAGGACGAGTGGATTACTTTACTTTTTAGTATCCCTCTTATCTTAGCATTCTGTGGTGAGTGGGGTAACTCCATTGTACAGGCTGGGTTTACTGCCTTAGAGACTATGCCTACATGGTATCAGTATTCATTGGGTGGTATCGTTAGTGCAAGCATAGGAATGAGATCAGTATCTAAATTTTTTACAGGGAAGAAATAAAATATGCCAGTACCATTAATTGCAGCAGCAGCATCTGTCGTAGCACGTTATATTGCAAAAAAAGGATTGCAAGCCGCCACAAAAAAGTTTACTAAGAAGGCTATAGCGGAGGGTAAAAAACATGCCAAAGATATGGTCACTAAACCTAACGCAGGCCAAACTCAAGTTAAAGCCGCTACAAAGGGGCAACGTGCGTATCGCTCCGGTACTCGTGTTGCTGCAGGTGTAGGAGCCACTGCAGGTGCTGCAGGTGGTGTAGTAGCGATGAAGAACAAAGTAAAAGACATGAAAGCCAAACTTAAAACAGCAAAGACTGAAATGGAACGTGCTAAAACGCAAACAGCCATTGAAAAAACATTGGCTAAAATTATGTTAGAAGAACAAAAATTAAAACCGACTGCACAAGCACCTAAAAAATCACCTCGACCTAAAGCAAGGCCACAAAAATGACATTTAAACTATCTAACCGTAGCCTAGCTAAGATGGAAGGCGTAGATGAAAGCCTTGTAGCCGTAGTCAAACGTGCCATTGAGCTTACTAAAGTAGACTTTGGAGTTATCTATGGTCTACGTACAGTAGAAGAGCAAAAGAAGCTTGTAGCTGCTGGTAAGTCTCAGACTATGAAGTCTAAGCACCTAGAGGGCCGTGCAGTAGACCTCATGGCTTATGTGGACGGTAAGGGCGTATGGGAACTGAATGTCTATGATGACCTTTGTGACGCAATGAAAGAGGCAGCTAAAGAGCTTGGTGTAGCTATCAAGTGGGGTGCAGCTTGGTCAGAGGGTGACATTCGTACTTATGCAGGTACAGCTGAAGATGCAATGATGGCATACGTAGACTTACGCCGTAGTCAGGGGCGCAGACCCTTTATTGATGGCCCACACTTTGAATTGATGTAAAGGAAGTATTATGGCTCGTGAGTTAACAGAACGTCAACAAAAATTCTTAGCTGTCCTTATGGATGAAGCAGGTGGTGACATTACCGCCGCTAAAATGTTGGCGGGTTACTCAGCTAATACTTCTAACACTGAAGTTACTAACAGTCTTAAAGAAGAGATTATTGATGTAACTCACAGCTTCCTTGCACGTAATGCCCCTAAAGCTGCAATGGCTATGGTAGGTGCATTATACGATCCTACAGAGCTAGGTATTCGTGATAAGATGCAGGCAGCTAAAGAACTACTTGATCGTACAGGTTTGGTTAAGACTGAAAAGGTACAAGTAGAAGCAAAGGGTGGTGTTATGTTAATGCCAGCTAAGAACCCACAGGATGATGATGACTAAAAAAGTAGGTACGTGGAAACTTCCACAACCAACCGACCTCAAAGAAGATAACGTATGGGTATCTATCCCACGTGTAGCAAGAACAATTCCTTTTGGATACGAAATTGATCCAGAGGACACAGGAATCCTCTTGCCAATTGACCACGAACTTGATATGCTTGAGCAAGCAAAGAAATACATTAAACAGTATTCATATCGGGAAGTGGCGAACTGGCTTACTACAAATACAGGTAGGTCTATATCGCACGTAGGGTTAAAGAAACGGTTGGACAATGAGCGACAAAGAAAAAACAAAGCTGGAAGCCTACGCAAATGGGCAGACTATGCGAAAAAGGCAATCGCCAAAGCGGAAGAAATCGAAAACAACCGCACAGGGGCCAAAGAAAACGGCAGCGAAGGCGAAGCAGCCTGATCCTACAGTAATATTAAACGAGTTTACAAGTAAGGTTGAAGAAAACCACAACGTAATCTTTAAACCTAACGCTGGCCCACAGACGGACTTCCTTGCATCAAGTGAACGTGAGGTTTTGTACGGTGGCAGTGCTGGTGGAGGTAAGAGCTACGCCATGTTGGCAGACCCTCTACGATATATGGGTGTTCCAGCGTTTGCGGGTGTACTGTTACGACATACTACGGAAGAACTTAGGGAACTAATAACTAAATCACAAGAGATGTACCCTAAAATTTGGCCCGGTATTAAGTGGTCAGAACGTAAGATGACTTGGACTGCACCCTCTGGTGCTACATTGTGGTTAAGCTACCTAGATAAAGACCAAGACGTTACACGTTATCAGGGTTTGGCATTTAGTTGGATTGGGTTTGACGAACTTACACAGTGGGCCACACCTTATGCATGGAATTATATGCGCTCACGTTTACGTACTGCAGACCCTTCATTACCACTCTCTATGAGAGCTACCACTAACCCCGGCGGTAGGGGACATCATTGGGTTAAGAAGATGTTTATTGATCCTGCCCCTGCAGGAAAGTCTTTTATAGCTACCGACATTGACACAGGCGAAGAATTAAAGTATCCTGCAGGTCATCAAAAAGCAGGTAAGCCTTTATTTAAACGTAGGTTTATACCTGCACGATTATCGGACAATCCATATTTATCGGAGCAAGGTGACTACGAAGCAATGCTTCTTTCTTTGCCTGAACAACAACGTAAGCAATTGTTGGAAGGTGATTGGGATATTAAAGAAGGTGCAGCCTTTACGGAGTTTGATAGAAACGTACACGTAGTAGAACCGTTTGATATACCAAGTAATTGGATAAAGTTTAGGGCTTGTGATTATGGTTACGGAAGTTATTCTGGCGTTGTGTGGTTCGCTGTATCCCCTAGTGAACAACTTATTGTTTACCGTGAGCTATATGTAAGTAAAGTACTTGCGGTTGATCTTGCCGATATGGTTATGGAACTTGAAGCAGGTGATGGTGGTATAAAATACGGGGTATTGGATAGTTCTTTGTGGCACAAACGGGGTGATACAGGTCCAAGTCTTGCAGAACAAATGGTACAAAGAGGGTGTAGATGGCGTCCCTCTGATCGTTCTAAAGGATCACGTGTAGCAGGTAAGAACGAAGTACACAGACGTTTACAGGTTGATGAGTATACAGACGAGCCACGTCTAGTATTTTTTAACAATTGTACTAACTTAATTTCACAGTTACCTGCTTTGCCTATTGATAAAAGAAACCCAGAAGATATTGACACACACGCAGAAGATCACTTGTATGATGCGCTAAGATATGGTATTATGTCGAGACCACGGTTTAGTGTATTTGACTTTGATTCAAGTAACACGCAGTACGGTAGAATGCAAGTAGCGGATTCTACGTTTGGTTATTAAGGAAAGATAAATGGCAGAAGAGAATGAAGGCTTCATCGAAGATGACGCAATTGCATTGGCAGATAGCGAAGACTCATCTATTGACGATGTAGACTCCTCTAAAATTATTCCATTTATTATGGAAAAGTATAATCGTGCCGATGACTATCGTCAGCAAGATGAGCAGCGTTGGTTGCGTTCTTACCGTAACTATCGTGGCCTGTATAGCCCGGACGTACAGTTTACTGAAGCTGAAAAGTCTCGTGTATTTATTAAAGTAACTAAGACTAAAACCCTTGCTGCATACGGTCAGATTGTAGACGTATTGTTTGCTGCCCAAAAGTTTCCACTGTCCGTTGACCCTACCGAATTACCAGAGGGTGTAGTTGCGGATGTAAACTTTGATCCTAAAGAACCTGAACAGTTACGTGAGTCAGAACTTAATGAGCCTGTGAGTCCTTATGGCTATCCCGGCGATGATCGTGACTTACCTGCAGGGGCTACATCTAAAACATTAACTGAGAGTTTAGGTCCACTAAAGAATAAGTTTGAGGGCGTAGAAGGTGTACGTGAAGGTACAGGTAAAACCCCTACAGCTATTACGTTTAGTCCTGCAATGATTGCAGCTAAAATGATGCAAAAGAAAATTCATGATCAGTTAGAAGAGTCCGGTGCAAGTAAACATTTACGTAGTACGGCATTTGAAATGGCTCTATTTGGTACTGGTGTAATGAAGGGTCCATTTGCCGTAGACAAAGAGTACCCAAGCTGGAATGAAGCAGGTGAATATACGCCTACAATTAAAACTATTCCACAAGTATCTCACGTATCTGTATGGAACTTTTATCCCGATCCAGATGCTACTAACATGGATGAGGCTCAGTACGTAATTGAACGGCACAAGATGTCTCGCAGTCAAATGCGTAACCTAAAACGCAGACCATTTTTCCGTGGTAATGTAATTGATGAAGCAATTCAACTTGGTGAAAACTACACTAAAGAATACTGGGAAGATGATCTATCAGACTACTCACCTGATCATGGCGTAGAACGCTTTGAGGTGCTAGAGTACTGGGGTATGGTAGACGTTGAAATGCTACTTGATCAAGGTGTAGACATTCCAGATGAATTATCGGAAGTAGATGAACTACAGGCAAATGTATGGATTTGTAACGGTAAACTACTTCGTATGGTTCTTAATCCGTTTAAACCTGCTCGTATTCCTTACATGGCTGCACCGTATGAGTTAAATCCTTACTCATTCTTTGGTGTCGGTATTGCCGAAAACATGGACGATACGCAAACACTTATGAATGGCTTTATGCGTATGGCGGTAGATAATGCTGTACTATCAGGTAACCTTATCTTAGAGGTAGACGAAACTAACCTTGTACCGGGACAGGATATGTCTGTGTATCCCGGTAAAGTGTTTCGGCGTCAAGGTGGCGCACCCGGACAGGCTATCTTCGGTACTAAGTTTCCCAATGTATCTGGAGAAAACTTGCAGCTATTTGATAAGGCACGTGTGCTTGCGGATGAAAGTACAGGCTTCCCTTCTTTTGCGCACGGACAAACAGGTGTATCAGGTGTAGGGCGAACAGCATCCGGTATTTCAATGCTTATGGGTGCCGCACAAGGTGGTATTAAAAGTGTTATCAAGAATGTAGATGATTATCTACTGCGTCCTCTTGGTGAAGGTCTGTTCCGTTTCAATATGCAGTTTGACTTTGATCCTAAGATTAAAGGTGACTTGGAAGTTAAGGCACGTGGAACTGAAAGCCTTATGGCTAATGAAGTACGTAGCCAACGTCTTATGCAGTTTATGCAAATTTCTTCTAGCCCTGCACTTGCACCTTTTGCAAAATTCCAGTATATTATACGTGAGATTGCAAAGTCTCTTGAACTAGACCCAGACAAAGTTACCAATAACATGGATGAAGCTGCAATTCAAGCTGAACTTATGAAGGGTTTTCAACAACCAGCCGAAGGTCAAGGAGCACCAGCAGGTGCAAATCCAGCAGACCCAACGGGTGCGGGTGGCGGTAATATTGGCACAGGTCAAGTACCAACACCGCAAGAACAAGGATTTAGTGGAAATGCAGAAGGACAGGGAGCACCTCAACAAGCTCAAGCCGCTGGTCAACAACCACCAGCAGTGGGGTGACTTTAGCGAGTACTTAGACTTTGTTATAGCACAACAACATCGTGCAATGGAGCAGTCGGATAATATAGTTGCGGTGCATAGAGCACAGGGTGCAATTTACCAACTTCGTAGATTAAAATTACTTAGAGATGAAGTGTTAAAAAATGGCTGATGTAGGTAAAAAGACAGGTAAACAAACACAAGCAGGTAGAGATGTTTATGAAACTACCGAAGGTGAAATGGTATCTGAAAAATCTACAACTATAGAGTATAGAGGTAAGTGGATTAATATCCCTACTATACACGGCGGTAAGCAATACTCCGAAAATGAATTAGTAGAAATGTTAAACAAAGATTTAATAGAGCCTACTAGTGTGCATAATGAATTAGAAGAAGCTATTGAGGCTGCGCAAAGTCGTAGTAATTCTCTTGAGTTTAATAAAGGTGGAACTACTATGAAAGATCAAATGGAACTTTTTGAAGATGGCGGTCTCAAGGATGAGGGTGGCATGGTCGATGAAGAGTCTGGCAACGAAGTTCCTGTAGGCGGTACACGTAAAGGTGTTCGTGATGATATTCCAGCTAATATTAGTGAAGGAGAGTTTATTTTTCCAGAAGATGTAACTCGCTACATTGGCCTTGATAAACTTATGCAGCTACGCCAAGAAGCTAAGATGGGTTTAAAGCGCATGGAAGCTATGGGTCAAATGGGCAATAGCGATGAAGCCACTATAGACGATGACCTTCCTTTTGGTATGGCTGATCTTATTATTGTAGGTGCGGGACCAGAAGATAGTGAAGAACTTAATATGGCTGAAGGTGGGCTTACTACTACAGCCACAGGTTCTGGCAGAACTGTTGCGCAAACTGTACCTACTCAAACTACTCCTGTAACTACAGGGCAAACAATTACACGTAGACTTACACCTGAACCTACAGCGGTAACTAATGCCCCGGTTAACTTTAAAAAACTTATGGGTGACGCATCTATTGAGTACAAAGAATATCGTAACGCTGCAGGTGAATCTATGATGATTCCTATTGTGGGTGGTGTTCCACAGTTTCCTGTACCGGAAGGATACACACTCTATACAGGCACAGATGCCGTAGAAAATACTAACACTACTGCAGGTGCAATTGTACGTGCAGCAAATACTGCTACTGCTGAAGCTAGGGCAGCTTCGATGGGTAGTGATAATGATACTCCTCCCCCAATGCCTACAGCAAAAGCTATTAACTGGTCAGGTTTATCTACTAAAGAATTAATAGAGCGTTCTGCCGAACTAACAGGGACAGGTAGTACAATTGCTAAAGGTGCTATGGCTTTCTTAGGGCCAATAGGTGCTATTGGTTACGCCATGATGCGACATCAAGAAAAGAAAGTTGCCGCAGAAATTGCTAGTCGTTTAGCTAAAGGTGGATTAACTGCGACACAAAAAAAGAGTCTAACTGAATTACAAGAAAAATTAGCACCAGCTAAAGTTACTACCCTTTTTGGAAAAGTCATTGAGTTTGTAGGTAGTGCACTTGGATTAACAGGTACTGATGTAGAGGCAGCTAAGAAGAATACAGGAGCATTGGAAAAAACCTCAGACTTACCTGTAGCTGGCACTACAGCTGCGCCAATACGAACTGAGATGAAAGTAATAACAGACGCAACTGCAATGGTTCCTGAACTAGGTGAAATTGGTCCTATTAGTAGCGTGTCTACTGCCAATATGGCTGCAGATTTAGCAAAGGAAGGCAGTGCTTACGACCAATCTGTAGAAGCAGCTACTTCACTATACAGAAATATGTTAATGGGTAAACCTTTGCCTAGTGGATTAACTGAAGAAAGAGTTACTAATAATATTATTGAAAAACTAGGTGTTGATGCTTTACGTGAAATTCAGTCTAGTGTACGCCCGGATATGGTAAGTCCCTACGACTTACAACTTCCAAATGCTGCGTTACAGAATGTAGATAGAGAACTCTACAGGATGCCGCAAGAAGAACGAGAAAGATTTGAGCGTTTAAAGTTATCTGAGCCGGGAAGTCAGATGACAACGGAAGAACAAATTCAAAAACGTAAAGACTTAGCATCTAATTATCAAATACCTCAAATTCAACTTGATCCTCGTAGTCCTACTGTTGATCAACCACCAATTGCTCCTATTGGAGCTACACCTACAGCATTTACTGATCAACCTCCTATATCTGGTCCTTTACAATATGATATGTTTGGTAATCAAAAATCAAGTATTGCCTCACGTAAAGAAGCAGATAAAAAGTTACTTGATTCTTCTGAAGATGCAAATACAAAAGTTCTTTTTGATCAAGTGGAAAAACTACTTAGCGAAGGAAGTCAACGTGAGCCACTTTCTGACGTTGACCCTAATTTACAATTAGAGTCAGCGCCTTCTTTTGCTCCTAAACTAAGTGCTGTACCTCAGTCTACATCACAGCCTTCTGGACCTTTTTTAAACATACCTCGAAATTTAGGTAGAGGAACTACCTTAGAAGAAGCTCAATTAGCAGCTATGGAAAAAGGATATGTTCCACCACCCAATGTAGATGTAGTGCCACAAGCCAAACCAGCTACTATTTCTCAACCTGTTATCTCAGAACAAACAGACCCTAATCAATTTAGAGTCGGTACAGCTGGTACAAATGTGGATACTAGTACCCTTGCTGGTATTAGTGCCGCTTCAGGTCCAGATGCTTTTGACCCTAGAAATTTGGGTGGCTCAGAGGGTTATGGTAGTATTGCTCAACAAACACAACAGGCGTTTGATACAAGTGTATATACACAACCATCTAGTATGTCCTTGCCTACGCCTTCTGTAGATACAAGCGTATATACTCAACCGTCTAGTATGTCACTAACACCCCCAACTACACCAAGAACTTTTGACGAAGAATTTGCGGCACAACGCAAAGCAGGTGCAAAAGAGTTTAGCTACGACAGAGATGGCGATGGTAAAACAGAAAGATATACTACGCAAACTGCTGAAGAAGCTGCACCTGCAGGTACTAATACGTTTATTCAAAGTGCTAAAAATTTACTTACGCCCTTTGATAACAAAGAGTACGTAGGTGGTAAACTTGTTACTACTAAAAAAGATAGGGATACTTCTAAGTCTACTTCTAAAGCAAAAGCTCCTAGTGCAAAAGTTAAAGATCAAGTAACTACTAGCTCCGGCAACAAAGTTACTGTAGAAACTAAACCATCTAGTAATAAAACTGAAGGTGCAGTTAGTGCTGGTGGTCAGTACGCAGGTGATGGTTTTGAGTGGGTGTCAAAAAAGAATGAAGATGGAACTCCTGCACTTAACAAAAATGGCGGCAAGCAACTTACTCGTACATATACTGGTGTTAACAAAAACACTACTGGTAGTAACGATACATCTAGCGCATCCTCTAGTGACAGTGATAAGTCAATTGTTTGTACGGAAATGTATCGGCAAACACAACTTGCGGATTGGCAACAGGCTATGAAAATCTGGCATGTATATCAAGAAAAGCACTTGACAATGTATCACCAAGTAGGTTACCATTGGTTATTCCAACCATACGTTAAAGGTATGAAAAATAGTTCTATCTTAACTAAGATAGGTTCTAACCTAGCAAAGCATAGAACACAACACTTACGGCACATACTTACTAAAGGAAAAGCTAAAGACGATCTATTAGGTAATGTCTGGTGTAAATTCATACATCCTTTGGTATACGTAGCTGGTGTTATTAAAGAAAAGATAGGCAAGTAAATGGCAGAAAAAACATACTCACAATACTTAGGTGAAGTATCTACTAGGTTTAACGCTTTAGAAGAAGAACAAAAAGATGTTATTCGATCTTTAGAAGGAACTACTGAAGGTGCTGTACTGAGTCAAGTACTAGGACAGGACATAGCATCTATGGATATGTACAATGAAGAAATAGTTGTAGATGAACCTACACCTAAACGTGGTTTAGCGGCACGTATTTAATTCGCTAATTTGACTGGCTACTCATCCCCCTACCAACATAGGCTACGGTGGCCCCAGTATGAAAGAACTGAAAAATGAATGATACTACTGTTGTAGGTGAAGTAGAGACACCTAAAGTTGCAGCATTTGCAAACCGTAAATACTCTAATGAAGAACGCCGTAAGCAAGAGCAAGAAGAACTTGACGAACTTATTGCTGAACAGAATGGCGAAACTAAAGAGGCAGTACAGGAAGACGATCAAGAACCTGTAAATGCAGAAGATAAGAGTTTTAAGAAACGCTATGGTGATCTTAGACGCCATATGCAAGAAAAAGAAAAGTCTTGGGACGAAAAGTTTAAACAACTTGAACGTCAACTTGAGCAATCTACTAAGCAAGAGATTAAACTACCTAAGTCCGATAGTGACATTGAAGCTTGGGCGGAACAGTATCCAGACGTAGCGGCTATTGTAGAAACTATTGCAATTAAAAAAGCACGTGAGCAAGCAGAAGGTTTGGAAAACCGTGTAAAAGAAATTGACGAAATGAAAGCTGAAGCTAGTCGTAAAAAAGCTGAAGTTGAATTGTTACAGGCTCACCCTGATTTTGGTGATATTCGTGACAGTGATCAGTTCCATGAATGGGTAGAAGAACAGCCCAAGTGGGTACAGGATGCACTGTATGAAAATGATAGTGATGCTCGTTCAGCCTCTCGTGCAATTGATTTGTATAAAGCTGACATGGGTATCAAGGCAAAGAAAACATCTAGTAATCGTGACGCCGCTCGTTCTGTAAATAGTCGTAGCGGAAACAATGCACCAGAAACTGAAAGTAAAGTTGGTGTATTTTCTGAGTCACAAGTAAACAAAATGTCTGCCCAGCAGTACGAATCCCTTTCTGATGAAATTATGGAATCTATTCGTACAGGTAAATTTGTTTACGATATGTCGGGAAATGCCCGATAAACCTATTGACATCTTAGTTATATATGATATAACTATATGTACAATGTAATAGTGTCGGCCCCGCTAGGTATCAACTACGGTTACCCGGCACTATTAATAACTTAGCAAACAATACTAATCTCTATCGGACAACCTAATGTCTCATGGCCCGTTTAATAGAAGGTCGGCCAACTTTCTAAAGAACGCACCCTAGTAGTACATAGCCTTCGCATACGTAATTAATAGTTTGCATCTGTAATCTAAATGCTAAAGGAGAATTATTATGGCATTCGGAAAGGCTTCAGGTTATACCAACCTGAACTCAGGCAACTTCTCGCCTGTAATTTACAGCAAACAGGTGCAACTTGCATTCCGCAAGGCATCTATTGTTGACGCAATCACTAACAACGATTATTTTGGCGAAATCGCCAACATGGGTGACACAGTTAAAATCATCAAAGAACCAGAGATTTCCGTCTCTGCGTATCTTCGTGGTACAACTATTACCCAGCAGGACTTGACAGATAACGATTTCTCGTTAGTTGTTGATAAAGCTAACTATTTTGCTTTCAAGGTAGACGATATTGAGGAGGCTCATAGCCACGTCAATTTCCAAACGCTTGCAAGTGATCGTGCTGCCTTCCGTTTGGCTGACCAACATGACCAAGAAGTTCTTGGCTATTTGGCTGGTTATAAACAAGCCGCACTACACGCAAATGCAGGAGCAGTAAATGATGCCGTTAACGGAACTAAAGCAAATACTGCTGCAGGTTCTGACGAATTGTTGGCAGCTAACAAGCTGATCAAAAGTTCGTTTGGTAACATCACAACAGCTTCTGCTGCGGATCACTCTATCCCAGTTGCTGCACGTCTTCCCGGTGCAACTGCACTTCCAACTGCTTATGTCTCACCTGCAATGCTTGTTGCACGTATGGCACGTTTGTTGGATGCACAAAATGTACCGACACAAGGTCGCTGGATCGTTGTTGACCCCGTGATGATGGAAGTACTTCGTGATGAAGATTCACGTCTATTGAATGCAGACTTCGGTGGTTCTGGCATCCAGAATGGTATGGTTTTGAATAACTTCCACGGTTTCCGTGTACACGTTTCAAACAACCTTCCTTCTGTAGGCACAGGCGCATCTACTACAGGTACAGCAAACCAAAACACTAACTATGGTGTAATTGTTGCTGGTCATGATTCTTCTGTAGCAACTGCCGAGCAGATCAACAAGACTGAAACTTACCGTGATCCAGATTCATTCGCTGACATTGTTCGTGGTATGCATCTATACGGTCGCAAGATTCTTCGTCCAGAAGCTCTTGTCACAGCTAAGTACAACTTGGCCTAAACAACACGGTAGGGGCTGGCTATATGCTGGCCCCTTACCTGTATTTATAGATTGGCGCATAACTAATGGCTACATACATTACACTTGTAAACGAACTACTTCGTAGATTAAACGAGGTAACTATCAATGCTTCTGACTTTGATAGTGTTCGTAATGTTCAAGCTACAGCTAAAGACGCTATTAACTCTGCGGTACGTGAGATACTGCAAGAGGCACAAGAGTGGCCTTTTACACTAGTCACGTATAATCAAGTATTAACTGCGGGTGTCGGGTCTTATGATTTCCCAGATAACTATTCAAAGGCAGATTGGGAAACTTTTTATCTTAAACCTTTTGAGGGTTCGGAACCTGCCGTACTACCTGCAGTAACATATGAAATGTATTTACGTATGTATCGTCCAAAAGATGATAGCAGTGGTGTTAGTGGTTACACTAAACCTACACACGTATACAAAACTCAAGAAGATAAATTTGGTATTACACCAGTACCCGATAAAACGTATACTGTAGAGTATCATTATTGGAAGTATCCTGAAGATTTAATTCTTGCAGATGATGTATGCGTAATACCTACTCGCTTTAAGCATGTTATTATTGATGGTGCTATGATGTACATGATGCGTTTCCGCTCTAATGAACAGTCTGCAGCTATGCACCAACAAAAATTTAACATTGGTATAAAGGCAATGCGGCGACTTGTAGTTGATAGCCCAACACAGCTATACTCTACTGCACTCACACAAAGCTCCGGTTTTGGTAGCACACAAAAAAGTGGCTTCTAAATGGATAGGCTTAGTACACACGTTACAGTTTGTGCGGGTGGGTTGGTTACTAACGTAGACCCTTTAACACAGGCGGCAGCACTTAGCGGTAGTGCAATTCGTATGATTAATTATGAGCCTGCTTTGTCTGGTGGTTATCGCCGTATTAGTGGGTTTCAAAACGATTACGGAACTGTTACAGGTACAGGTGCTATCCTTGGTGTTAACGTAAATGGTAACATACACGATGGTATTTTTGCTTGCAGAAAACCTAGTTCTGGGTATAACTATCTACACAAGTGGAATGACACTACAGATAGCTGGGATGCTGTAACTACATCTGGCTCTCCAGACATGACAAACGTAAGTCGTATTAGGTTTGTGAATTATAACTGGGCTGGTGAAGTAATGCTTCTCACAGACGGTCAGAACCCTGCATCTACATATGATGGTACTACATACACACAGATTACACATGCTAATGCGCCTAATAGTCCTAAGTTTGCTGAAGAGTTTGCTTCACATATTTTCTTAGCTGGTGATACTACAGACCCTTACAACTTGTACTTTAGTGCACCGTTAGACGCTACAGACTTTAGTCCTGCTAATGGTTCAGGTGTTATTAACGTAGGTTACTCTATTACCGCCATAAAAAAGTTCCGTAATGAATTGTTTATTTTCGGTGCTAATAATATTAAAAAGTTAGTAGGTAATAATACTTCTAACTTTACATTACAAAGTGTAACATCTAACTTGGGTTGTGTTGCACCGGATTCTGTGGTAGAGTTTGGCGGTGACCTATTGTTCCTTGGGCCGGATGGCATTCGCCCTATTTCTGGTACTGACCGTATTGGTGACGTTGAACTTGCCCCTGTGTCTAAAGAGATTCAAGACATCTTTGATAATTACTACTTGTCAGAAGATATTGTAGACATTAGTATTGTAGTTATTCGTAAAAAGTCACAGTTTAGATTTTTCTTTAAGAATGAAAGTTCTTTGTCTCTTATTGGAGCTATACGTAAATCAGCTAATAAGCAGAGTATCTTTGAGTACAGTCAGCTTATTGGCATTGAAGCTAACTGCGTTGCGTCTGGCTATATAGGGCAGTTTGAGCATGTTATACATGGTGATAACTCTGGCAAGGTATATCGCCAAGAGCGAGGACAATCCTTTGCTGGAGAGGATATATTTAGTTTGTACCAAACTCCGTATTACTACATGGAAGACCCGGAGATACGTAAAAATATTTACAGTGTAAATACTTACTTGAGGTCAGAAGGTACAACGGAAGTATTTGTAGGTGTATCATACGACTATGATGACGTAAACACTAACAATCCCAGTACATATGACTTCTCTACACAAGGTGCAGCAGCACTGTATGGTACTGCAATTTATGACGCTGGTGACATATACGATGGTAACCCCTCACCTAAAAAACTAACTAACGTGTCTGGCTCAGGTAACTCTGTTTCAATTAGTTACGTTACTAATAACCAGAGTGCAAGTCATACTATTCAAGCTATTACCATTACATATGGTACAGCAGACAGGAGATAAACCGTGGCAGGTTACACAAGACAATCTACAGCAGACATCATCCCTACAGCAACGGTACGTGCTGCTCCCATTAACGCAGAGTATAATGCGCTACGTGATGCCTTTGCTGCATCTGGTGGTCACAAGCATGACGGTACAACAGGTGAGGGTGAATACGTTCCCCTTATTGCTGACCTTGACGCTAATAATAAAGTACAGGTAAACACAGGTGCTAACACTGTAGACTTCTACGTTGAAGTATCCGGTGTTCCAGTACAACAGATTAGTGTACGTGACGGTGTTATCCGCCCTATTACAGATAATGACATTGACCTTGGTGCTACAGGTGCTGAGTTTAAAGACTTGTACATTGACGGTATTGGTTACATTGATACACTGGCTGTTCATGAAAACGCTACAGTAGCAGGTACACTGAATGTAACTGGTGTTATTACTGCTCCTGCTGGTGTCGTAGCTAACATCACAGGTAACTTGACAGGTAATGTTACAGGCGACATTACTGGTGACTTGACTGGTGATGTTACTTCTACAGGTACATCTACCTTTGCAGATATTGATGCTGTTGACCTTGCTGCCACAGGTACTACAGTTATTACATCTGGTGACATTAACTCCGGTACTATTGATAACTCTGTAATTGGTAGTGCAACTCCTGCCGCTGGTACATTCACAACACTCAACGCTAACACAAGCTTGACTGCAGCTACTGCTGACATTAATGGTGGCACTATTGATGGTGCTACTATCGGTGCTACTAGCCACACAACAGGCAAGTTCACTACACTTCAATCTACAGGCCAAGCTACACTTAATACTGTAGACATTAACGGTGGTAACATTGACGGTACTGTAATCGGTGCTGTAGGTACTGCCGCTGGTAGCTTCACTACTTTGTCTACAACTGGTCAGGGTACGTTTGCTACAGTAGACATTAATGGCGGTTCTATTGACGGTACAGCCATTGGTGCCTCCAGTGCATCCTCTGGTGCTTTCACTACTGTATCAGCCTCTGGTGGACTCACGGGTAACCTAACAGGTAATGTAACGGGTAACCTCACTGGTAACGTAACAGGTGCAATCACTGGGAATGTTACAGGTGATCTGACAGGTAACGTAACTTCTGCAGGTACATCAACATTTAACAACGTGACTATTGACGGTACGTTGAACATGAATGCTGGTACTACTGCTACCATTACTAACCTTACCTCACCTACTAATACTAGTGATGCAGCCACTAAAGGTTATGTAGATACACAGGTATCCAACCTTGTAGATTCAGCACCGGGTACACTTGATACTCTTAATGAACTTGCTGCAGCCCTTGGTGATGACGCAGACTTTAGCACTACAGTAACTAACAGCATTGCCACTAAGCTTCCTCTGGCTGGTGGTACAATGACTGGTGCTATTGCCATGTCTACCAACAAGATTACTGGTGCAGGTGATCCTACAGCGGCACAGGACGTAGCTACTAAAGCATATGTAGATACACAGCGTGATACTCGTGTAGCTAAAGCTGGTGATACTATGTCTGGTAACCTTGCTATGGGTTCCAACAAAGTTACAGGTCTTGCTGCTCCTACAGATGCTAATGATGCTACCTCTAAGACATATGTAGACGGTATCCTTGGTTCGGCTACTGCTGCTGCTGCCAGTGCCGCTGCCGCTGCTACATCTGAAAGCAATGCAGCTACCAGTGAGACTAACGCAAGTAACTCAGCTAGTGCAGCATCTACAAGTGAAGCCAATGCAGCGGCATCATATGATAACTTTGATGATCGTTACCTTGGAGCTAAGTCTTCTGCACCTACAGTAGATAACGATGGTGATGCACTTATCGTTGGTGCTTTGTACTTCAACAACACTACTAACATCATGAACGTATATGGTTCTGGTGGATGGCAGTCTGCTGGTTCTGCTGTTAACGGTACATCTGATCGTGTAACTTACACTGCCACTGCAGGTCAAACAGTCTTTGCTGCTACCTATGATACTGGCTATGTAGATGTGTACCTCAACGGTGTTAAACTTGTAGCTGGTACAGACTTTACTGCCACCAATGGTACAAGCATTACACTTGCTACAGGTGCAGCGGTAAATGATGTAGTAGACATTGTAGCTTATGGTACGTTTGTACTGGCAGATCACTACACTGAAGCACAGTCTGATGCTCGTTATGTTCAAGTAGCTGGCGATACTATGACGGGTAATCTCACGGTAGATGGCACTGTGACGGCTGATGGGCTGACTGTGGATGGGTTATCTATTGGCGGTACAGGGGGTTTAGAAATAGAAGACCCTTCTGCATCTGGCTATGGCGCACATTTTAGTTTTTATGATGCTTCTAGTGAAGTTGTTATTGGCGGCAAAACCGCTGGCTCTACTAACAAGTCATTATCTATTGGTCGTGACACAGGCGACATCAGCTTCTACGAGGACACAGGCACGACACCAAAAATGGTGTGGAAGAGTGCTGACGAGCGGTTAGGCATTGGGACGAGTTCGCCTAGTGATGACGTTGAAATAAGCACAAGTGCAGATGCTAAAGGGCTTACAATTAAGAATGCTGGCAATAATAGGCCATATTTAAATTTTGATTCTAATAGAAGTGGTGCAGGGAACAATCTAGCACAGCTTAACTTCAAGTGGAACGGGGCCGATGTTGCTAGGATTATAGCTGTAGCAGGGTCAGACACAACTAATAAAGATGATGGTCATATAACTTTTAACACTTCTTTATCAGGTAGTGTAGAAGAACGTATGCGCATCGACAACTCAGGCAACGTAGGCATTGGGACGAGTTTGCCCACCTACAAGGTTGATGTTGCTGGCACAAATCCTGCTTTACGTTTAAAATCTAGTGCCGCATTTGGTTACATTATTGACCAGAACACAAGCAGTGGTCTTGTAAGCC